AAAGTTTTGGGGTAGAGAAACACATAGACGAAAAGCTGGAATGACTGCTAAATGTAGACTTCCTAGAAAGAATATAGTCGAATACTTTAACCCCAAAACTACTCCTGCTAGACAAGAAGAACTTATTGAAAAAATACATATTACAGGAGATCATTATTCATATCTTAACTATGGTCGTATAGAACGTACAGCTAATGAACAAGAACGTAAAGAATTAGATTCTCAAGGATTACATGCTGTTAATACTATTGCCGGATTTCCTAGATTTTGGGATGGTGATTATTGGGCATATAAAGTTTTTAAATTTACTGCTATTAATAATTTTAATAATACAATTGCTAAAGCTCGTCGTAAAGGGTATTCTTATAAACGTGGTAATCAAGCAGCTAATACTTTAAATCTTACTGATAACTTAACTATTATATTTTGTGCTGATTTACTTAATTATCTTACTGATAGAGGAGCACTTACATATATGGCTAAACAATGTTTCGATTGGTTTGAAACAAAAACTTATTGGCATAGAGGTTATCTTAGTGAAGCAATGGATGGTATTCAACTAGGTTATAAACTTCGTAATAAAGGTAATATATCTTTTGGTAATCAAAGTCAATTATTATCTTATGCTATTGGTCATAATACTTCTGCTGCTGTAGGTAAAAAAGGCATTAGCATAGATGTTGATGAAGCTGGTAAATGTCCTCATCTTAAAGAGTTCATTCAAGTTACAATGTCTAATAATGAATCAGGTGAACTTAGTGTTGGAGGATTAAATATATGGGGTACTGGTGGTACTAAAAATTCTAATTGGGAACATTTTGAATTTATATTTTATAATCCACTTTCTATTAATGGTATTTGTTTTGAGAATATATGGGATGATGATAGACGTCATGAAACATGTGGATTCTTTCATCCTAATGTTTGGAATTATGAACCTTATATTAAGGATGGTAATTCTTTATTATTTAGTTCTATAGTTAGTTTTAATAAAGCTAAAGCAATTGCTAAAAAATCTAAAGCTAATGATGATTTTATAATATGGTGTGCTCAACGTGCTAATAAACCTAGCGAAGCTTTTATTAATACTACTGAAAATCTATTTGCTTCTCCTACATTAAATATACATGTTAGTGATTTAAAAAATGATCATACTAAGAAATTTTATACTGATGGTTGGTATGTACAAATTGATGGAGTAACTAAATTTTTAGATAAAGATGAATGTATTAGACAAAATATATTCTCTGATGGTTGGCATGATTTTATATTATCTGTTCCTCATACTAATGCTACTGATGTGCATGGATGTGTTAGAGAATACTATCAACCATTTATAGATGAAAATGGTGTTGTACCTAAAGATTTATATTTCATTACATGTGACCCTTATGGTGTAGATAAACTTAGAACTGAAATTACAGATAAACATTCTCTATTTTCTTTTCAAGTATGGATGCGAGATAACACTAGAGCGTCTTATGGTGGTAAACGTTTAATTGCAGAATATGCAGGTCGTTTAAATACTATGAAAGACAATGATAGATTAATGCTTGATGCATGTTATCGTTGGAATTGTGGAGTACTTGTAGAATCTAATAGAGGTGAAACTATTCCTAATTTTAAATTATGGAAAGTACAAGATAAACTACTTAAAGATCCTTCGGGATATGATGGTAGTAATATTCAATTAGCTCTTGCTACTAGTTATGGTATGGTTATTGGAGATGGAGATAAAAAACTTAATGGTTTAACTATGATTAAAAACTTTAATAATGAAGTCATAGGTAATACAATAGATGGAGAAATAATTATTAGGTTACAAGATAATTATTCTTTACCTTTATGTTTAGAATTTCAGAAATATACAGATACAGGAAATTTTGATAGAATATCTACTATGTTACTTGCTATGTATGAATTTAGAAAAGATGAATTTGTTAAACGTGCAAATCTATTTAAAAATACTACTAATAAACAATCTTTAGCTCAACGACTAAAACGTAAATAATATGGCAGGATTTAATACTGATTTAAACAATGTTCTACCTGATCAAAGAGTTTCTTTTAAAACTAAACAATCTGCTAAATGGACAAAATCTATGGCAGATTATGTAGTACAACTAGCTATATCTTGTAATGATAAAACTCGTACTGCTGATTTTTTAAATATGGCTAATGGTTATATAGATAAGAAAATGTATGAATATGTTCTTAAGACATATGGTCTTAAAGAGGATAGTACTAAAGAATCTATACTTGATGATCTTAGAGAGATAGATTGGTTACAACCTATTAAAGATAAATATCTTGGAGAATTTGTTTCATCATATAATAATTATCAAGTTTATACTGATGATCCCAATAGTATATTTTTTAGAAATAAAGAATATGGAGATAAATTAATTGCTGTAATGCAACAAATGATTATTAATGAACTTAATAAAACAATTGAAACTGGACAACAATCTAAAGAAACTCCTGATTTAGATCAATTACTTAAAGATCATATTGACACTTGGAATGATAGACGTACGGAAGATGCTCAAGGTAGATTAGATCTTCTTAATAATGTTATTGATGCTAAACTTAAATATAATCAATTATATTATTATTGGTGGGCTACAGAAGAATGTTATACTTATAGAAAAATACATAAAGAAAATGTTATATTTGAAATAGTTTCTCCTCTTGAATATTATAGAGTACCTAGTGGTAATCATTATGTTGAAGATGATGAATATGGAGTTAGAATATTTAATAGAACTTTATATCAAGTATTAGATATTTATTCAGAACTTTTAAAACCTACAGATATTGCTTATTTAAAAACTTTTACTGAGAAACGCACAGTTGAAACTGGTACTACTAATTTACTTAAAAGTAGATTACTTGAACAAGGAATGACAGAAGATGATTATATTACTAAAAGTAGTATGATGAATGATATGATCACTCATAATAGTTGTTTTGGAAATACTAATGATGTTAAGATTGCACATTATGTTTTTAAAACTGAAGTTAAAGTTGGATATCTAACTTATCAAAATATAGTTGGTGAAATACAAGAAACTATAGTAGATGAAAATTATGAATTAGATCTTACTAATGGAGATATTAGTATTAAAGTAGATTGGTTACAACAATTATATGAAGGTGAAATTATTGGTTATTCTCAAGGTTCTAATAATTTTGAAAGTGTTTATACTAAAGTTAGACCTATTGATATTCAAAGAGAAAATTTTACTAATTTAAATGTTTGTAAATCTCCTTATAATGGCATGAGTTATATTCATGCTGATAGTAGTCCTAAACCTATTCCTTTTAGGATGGCTCCATATATTGCTCTTGCTAGAATATATCATTATCAAATAGAACGTGCTATTAATAGATGGAAATCTATTTTAATTATTCCTCAAAGTGCTCTTAGTGATGATCCTGAAATGTCTACAGAGGAACGTCTTGCTAATATGAATGCTGAAAGTACTTTAGTTATTAATGATGCAACTACTAATGTGAATGCCTTGCAAGCAATGAAGGAAGTGGCTACTACGGCAACGTACAATTATATTAATACATTGTCCGGCTTATTAGATAAACTCAAACTAGATGCCTGGGAAGTGGCAAATATGACACCTAGCAGAATGGGGAATCAGGCAGCTTATCAAGGAAAGTCTGTTACTGAACAAAGTCTTGCTCAATCTTCTATTAGTGGTAATTGGTCACTTGAAATGTTTAATCTATTTCGTAGTAGTGATTATCTAGCTAATTATGATTATAGTAAAATAGCTTGGGCTAATGGTAAGCAAGGTAGTTATGTAGATGAATCAACTAATGAAAGTAAATATATTGAAGTTGATCCTTTAGAACATTTTGCACTTAACATTGGTATTAATGTTGGTAATAGTAGATTGCTTGATGAAAAACTTAAAGCTATGAAAGATGTAGCTTTTAGTGCTTCTCAAAATGGAGATGTTGAATTAGCTACAGAAGCTATTATGAATGATAATCTTCAAGTACTTAAATCTAAAGTTGAAGATGCTGCTAAAGCTAAGAAAGTTTATGAACAACAAATGGAACTTTCTAAACAACAATCTGCTCAACAAATTGAAGCAATGAAACAACAAGGTATTAAAGATACTAGAGATTTTGAAATTCAAAAAATTCAATTAGAAAATGACGGTAAAAAAGAATTAGAACTTATTAAACAAGAAGGTCTATTACTTGTTTGGGAACAACGTTTAAAAGTTGATACTAATGGTAATGGTTATATTGATGAAAATGAAACTTATGGTGAAGCTATTAATAGGAATCAACAACAACAAGAAGTTCTTTCTTTAGCTCGTGCTAAATTTGAATTTGAGAAAAAGAAACATGCAGATAATCTTGCACAGAAGAAACCATCAAGTAATAAGTAATACTT